CACTTCAATTTCAAGTTCCCTAAAGTATCTGATACAATGCTGATGCACTATTTATTAGATGAAACTCAAGGCACGCACGGACTAAAAGCCCTAGCCATGAAGTTCACGGACTATGGGGACTATGACAGAGCCTTAGATGAGTTTAGAACAAACTACTGTAAACAGAACGGCATTTTAAAGGGAGAGTTCTCTTATGACTTAATTCCTTTCGATATCCTTGCAGAATATGCAGCAATCGATACCGCAGTTACATACGACCTATACACATTATTCAGTAAGAAGCTACTATCTAATAAAGCCCTTACTAAAGTATATAAAGAACTGATGGTTCCAGGAATGTTGTTCTTAACAGATGTGGAGGAGAACGGAGTTCCCTTCGACATAGGTAGACTAAAGAAAGTTCAAGCATTAATGGAAGTTGAAGTGCAAACTGCTAAAGACGAGCTGTACAAGCACGATGCAGTACACACTTTTGAAAAAGAGCAAGGCAAAGTATTCAACCCTAATAGTACTCAACAGTTAAGAGTACTGTTATTTGACTACCTTGGGTTGACCCCTACAGGGAAGTTAACAGGGACGGGAGCCGCAAGTACAGATGCAGAGGTTCTAAAGAAATTAGCAGAGGAACACCCTATCCCTGGAGTCCTTCTTAACATTAGACAGAAGTCTAAAATTAAGAATACTTACTTAGATAAGATTATCCCTGCCTTAGATAAGGATAGCAGAATTAGAACAGGTTTTAACTTAACCTCCACTACTTCTGGGAGACTGTCTAGTTCTGGCAAGATTAATATGCAACAGTTGCCTAGAGATAACGCAGCTGTTAAAGGGTGTATTAAAGCAACTCCAGGTTACAAGATAATTCAGCAGGATTTAGCAACTGCAGAGGTATATGTTGCTGCTATCTTATCTGGGGACAAAAACTTACAAAACGTATTTAAAAGTGGCGGCGACTTACACTCTACTATTGCAAAAATGGTATTTCAATTGAAAGAACCTGCAAGTGAGGTCAAAGAAAAGAACCCTACCGCTAGACAGGCTGCTAAAGCTATTACTTTTGGTATTATGTACGGGTCTGGGCCTGCTAAAGTTGCAGAAACAGTTACTAAAGAGAGTGGTAAACCCTTTTCGGTACAAAAAGCAAAAGACACTATTGCCAAGTACTTCGATACGTTCAGTAGTCTAAGAAGCTGGCTACAGATGTCCAAAGAAGATATTGAGGCCAATGGGTACATATATAGCATCTTTGGCAGAAAGCGTAGACTCTCCAATGTATTCAGTTCTGATAAGGGAGTAGCTTCTCATGAAGTTAGGAGTGGGATTAACTTTCTTATCCAATCAGTTGCATCAGACATTAACTTATATGCAGGTATTGAACTAAACACATGGATTAAAGAGAATAATTATGATGCTAAAATCATCGCTCTCGTGCATGACTCATTAGTGTTGGAAATTAAAGAGGATCAAGTAGACGTAGTATGTGAAAAAATGGCTGAGTTAACTCAAATGGATAGAGGGTGTACAATTCCCGGAAAACCTGTTGGAGTGGACCTAGACGTAGGGGAGGACTACAGCTTTGGAAAATTTGAGAAGCAATACCCTGACATGGTCTGACATAACATACCCAATATTCCCCCTAGCAGGCACAGTAGAAGGCTTCTACAAAGAAGAGGATATTTTGTTCGCTAAAGATGATCGCGGTTATAGGATATTAGACGACACTACCTTAGAGGGGAACTCTTTAGGCGTAAGAAGGCTAAAGATCAAGGCAGATAGAAAGAGTATATACCCTTTAAAGAGGAAGATAGATACTTTTATAGACTTAGTGAAGTATTCCGCTAAATCTAAGTTATATCTAGATTATACAGGAAAACCTTTCAAGTATAAGAAAACCCGGTATGTTAGCTTAGTCTACAAACCTATTAACTTTAGAAAGTATGTAGATGGCAAAGGTACCTTGTTTACAGCAAAGGGTGTTAACAATTGGTTTGAAGTACCTGCTATAGTAGGTCCCGAGATTCCTTTTGTTATTTTATTAAAGATAGACCAATCATACGTATTGTATGGTTTGAGCAACACAAAAGGGTTAGATACTAGGAGAATGATATGACGACTACGTTTGATAAGAAAGCTGTTGTTTCGAACAGAATATATCTAAAAGCTGATAAAGCACTGCAGGATAAACTCAATGACGAGTTAACATATATTATTCCCACATACGGAATAGACCAACCTCCTTTAGTTATAAAAAACATAGGTAGAATCAACAAGGACTTAGTAAGCATCCCTGTTGGAAGGAGGGATCTGGTACCTGAGGACTACGAAATTATAGATAAAACTTTGCTTGCGCCTATGACCATGCCGAAGTTTAAGTTCGAATTACGTGCGAGTCAACAAGATGTATACGACAAGGTAACAGGCAATACAATTATTAATGCCCCTCCTAGTTGGGGAAAGACATTCACTGCTTTAGCTATAGTTGCAAAGTTAGCCCAAAAAACATTAATAGTAGTACATACTATTGCTTTGAGAGACCAGTGGGTTAAAGAAATTGAGTATACTATGGGGTTTAAGCCCGGTATTATAGGTAGCGGTAAGCTGGAGTTAGACCCACCTATAGTAGTAGGGAACGTGCAGACTTTAACTAAGAAAGTGCCCGATATAAGAGACTTATTTGGAACAATCGTGTTGGACGAAATGCACCACGTGTCCTCCCCTACTTTTGCTAAGATTGTAGACAAGTTGCCTGCAAGATACAAGATAGGGCTTAGTGGTACTTTGAAGCGAAAGGACGGTAAGCACGTGGTGTTCAATGATTATTTTGGGTACGATGTACATATACCCCCAAAAGAGAACTATATGGTTCCTAGGATTGCTACGGTTAGATCAGATATAAGATTCCCAGACGGAGCAAGAACTCCCTGGGCAAAACGAGTTAATGTAGTAGCTTATGATCCTAACTACCAAAGCTTGATAGCACAGATAGCTTCAGTATATGCAGCTAAAGGGCATAAAGTCCTAGTTGTAAGTGATAGAGTACAGTTTCTAAAAAACTGTGCAGAATTAACAGGAGATAGAGCAATATGCGTAACAGGAGAACTACCACATGAACTTAGGGAAGGAGAGCTTCAGAAAATTAAAGATGACGAGGCAGACGTATTATACGGAACTCAGAGTATTTTTTGCGAAGGTATTTCGCTTAATGAGTTATCTGTTCTTATTCTTGGGACTCCTATCAATAATGAACCACTTCTTATTCAGCTAATAGGAAGAGTTATAAGAAAGCAGGAAGGTAAGTTACAACCTGTGGTAGTAGATATCCATTTAAAAGGGAAAACAGCTACAGCACAAGCGAGTGCTCGAATGGGAGTTTATATCTCAGAAGGGTACGAAATAAAAAATTATACTTGACAATTATGTTAAACTTTAGTATAATATATATTCCAAATCAGAGGAGTTTCAATGATTTTTTTCAATTGGGAAACAATGAGCTTAATGGCCCAAGGTGACCCTAGAAACATTATTATAATGGTAGCAAGGCTTACTTACAATCTAACGTGTCACAGTCGTGATAGAAGTAAAGACAAACTTTACAAAGTAGATTTAAGAGGAGATAGCTACTTGTTAGAACCGGAACTACTCTTGAGGAACGAGAAAGGCGTCTCTATGAAGTACTTAGCAGAGTATGTAGGATTAGCTAGTTATAGAAGGTATATAGACTACCAGATGGCTAATGACTCTACACTCTCAGTTTTGCACACTCATATGGATCGAGAAAAAATAGAAAATAACCCCTTACTATACGTAAGGAATGATAAAATACACTTCAAATTAGAGGAACACTAGAAAAATGGCAATTACATTTAAGAACGTAACAGGAAAAGCAAAGAAATCATCAGCAGAAGCATACACATACAAAGAAGGCGACAATACAGTACGCATGGTAGGAGACATCTTACCAAGATATGTATACTGGACTACAACAACAGACAATAAGAGAGTTCCTATGGAGTGCTTAGCATTTGATAGAGAACAAGAAAGATTTGCCAACTTAGAGAAAGACTGGGTGCAACATCACTTCCCAGAGATGAAGTGTTCTTGGGCGTATGCAGTGCAAGTTGTAGACGAAGGCAAGCTTAAGGTACTAAACCTTAAAAAGAAATTATTTGAACAAATTCTTACAGCAGCGGAAGACTTAGGCGATCCAACAGACCCAGTAACAGGTTGGGATGTTAGATTTAAGAAAGTTAAAACTGGACCACTACCTTTCAATGTAGAGTACACTCTACAAGTACTGAAGTGTAAAGTTCGTGAACTTTCAGAGGACGAAAAGACAGCTGTCGAAGCATTGAAGCCTATTGACGAAATCATCCGTAGACCTTCAGCTGATGATCAAAAGACCTTCATTGAGCAGAACATCTTAGAAGGAGGCTCTACAGAGGTGCCTTCTG